GTTCTGTATTGGTTGCAAATTCAGCTAATGTTTTTTCTGCACTTGATGGTGGTGGTTCTACTGATAAAATTTTGTTTTATAATCAAGGGTCAGATACAATCACTTGGGAATCGTCACTTGATGCTGGAACATTTTAATGGCATTAACATTACAACATAAACGTAGTCAAACTACAGGAAATGCTCCAACTGCATCTGATATCGCACAAGGAGAGATTGCAATCAATCTTGCAGATCTCCGAATGTTCACCAAGGACCATAATAATGCGATTCAGAGAATTGGTGGAGAAGACGTTGCCGCTACTTTAGATTTTACCAAGGCAGATGGGACATTACAGGGTATATCAGTCACAGGGTTCAAAATGGACTTTAAGAAGGCTGATGGTACTCTTACAACTTTTAATATTTTTCAACAGATGATGTTGTTTTCATTATTTCAAGGACACTTTGTATCAAGAGCAGTATTTAATACTCATCAACATACAGAGACACAGGCAATTACCTTTGATAATGATACTGCACCATCTGGAACAACCTCAGTACCGATTTAGATATGGCAGATAAAGTACCCTTAAAAGGACTATTTGATAACTCAGGAAACGTAACAGGTCTAGCTGAATACAGGTCTGCTGATGGTGATACACTTGGAGTAATTCATGGTGGAACTGGACTTGCAACTGTAGCAACGGATAGGATTCTCACAGGGAATGGGACTTCTGCAATGACCGCAGAAGCAAATTTGACTTTTAATGGGTCAACTCTTGCAGTAACAGGTGACACAACAATCTCTGGTAATTTGACAGTCCAAGGAAACTTTACAGAGACAGTCAAGATTGCAACCGAAGACCCAATCATTGCATTGAATACTGCAATAGGTTCTGGAGTTGCAAATACATATGACTCTGGATTTGTCACAGAGAGAGGTTCTGCTACAAATGTTGCTTTGATTTGGGATGAGAGTGAAGACCTTTTCAATTTTATAACCACTACGGATACAGGAGTTGTCTCTGGAAATGTAAACGTATCTGGACAAGCAGACATAAAAACAGGAAACATAACATCAACTGGAAACCTTGCAATTTCTGGAACACTCACAGGGGTAACAAGTTTGACCATGAATGGTGCATTGAGTGGTATCACAAATCTAGGATTGTCTGGTAATTTACAGTTTGACTCAGGACAAACAGTAAATGAAATTTCAGATGATGTAAATTTGACAGATGGAGCTGCAACTGCACTAGTCACAGAAAACGCAATTAAATCTCATGTCACTGCTCAGGCATCAGCATTCGCAATAGCACTAGGATAAAATATGGCTACACCAAATACAAAAGACACACTTAAAGAATATTGTCTGAGAGCTCTGGGAAAACCAGTAATTGAAATCAATGTTGACCCAGACCAATTGGATGACAGAGTTGATGAGGCACTTCAATATTTCGCAGAGTTTCACATGGATGGTGTAGAGAGAATGTATCTCAAACATCAAATCACCGCTGCAGAGAAGACAGCTGCAGTAACAAATACCACAACCAATGTTACTGATTCTGTAGATAGTTCAACAACCGCAAGTTGGTTGGAACAGAAAGTTTGGTTGCCTCTACCATCATCTGTAGTCTCTGTATTAAGAATATTTCCTCTTGAGACAGCTGCATCGAGGGGTGGAGAGATGTTCGATATTGAATACCAAATGAGACTGAATGATTTGTTTGATTTCAGTAGCACAAATCTGATTCACTATCAAATGATTCAAGAACATTTGGATTTGATGCATCACATATTGGCAGGAGAAATTCCTGTACGTTTCAATATGCACCAGAACAGATTGTTCATCGATATGGAATGGCCAAAAGATGTTTCAGATGACCATTATATCATTATAGAATGTTATAGAAAACTTGACCCTACGACATATACTGATATATACAATGATTCATTTTTAAAGAAATACGCAACTGCACTTGTCAAAAAACAATGGGGTTCTAATTTGATAAAATTTAATGGTGTCCAAATGTTGGGGGGAGTACAATTAAATGGAGAAACCATATATCAGCAAGCAGATGAAGAGATAAAGTTACTAGAAGAACAAATGCTCAATGGTTATGGTCTTCCAGCTGATATGATGATGGGATGATATGCCTACAAATGTTTATTTCGACCTTGGCACAACTTCTGAACAGAGGTTATACGAAAATCTTATCATTGAGCAACTCAGAGCTTTTGGTCATGATGTTTATTATCTTCCTAGAAAACTGGTAAACGAAGACACTCTGTTTGGGGAAGATAGGTTATCATCTTTCAACGATGCATACATCATAGAAATGTATCTTGATAATGTTGAAGGATTTGAGGGTCAGAAAGAAATGATGACTCGTTTTGGTCTGGATATGCAGGACGAAGCTACATGGGTAGTTTCTAAAAGAAGATTTGAACAACTTATTAGTACGGACCAAAATCTGATTGTAAGTTCTCGTCCTAATGAGGGAGATTTGATTTATTTTCCTCTTGCAAAGAAATTATTTGAGATTTCTTTTGTGGACCATGATGACCCATTCTATCAGATTCAGAATCTTCCTGTATTCAAAATGCGTTGTCGTACTTTTGAATATGCTAGTGAGCGTTTGGATACTGGTGTTACTGCAATTGACAACATAGAGACAAATGAATCTCTTGATGCATTGCAGTATCAATTTGTTCTGGAAACTGGAACTGATTCTGGTACTAACTATTTACTGACAGAGGATGGAGATTTTATAGTACAAGAAGATTACAACGTAGATACTATAGACACATCAGCTGATAATACATTCTTTGAAACGCAAGGTGATTCGATACTTGATTTTTCAGAGGTCAACCCTTTTGGTGAGGTAACATAATGCTTGGTTCAACTTTCTATCATGAGACAATCCGAAAATGCGTAATCGGATTTGGTACACTTTTTAATGATATTCATATAACACGTAAAGACAGTTCTGGAAATACAGTTCAGTCTATGAAGGTTCCGTTAGCATACGGACCCAAACAAAAGTTCTTAGTAAGACTTAGAGAAGACCCTAGTATCTCAAAGTCAGTTGCAATCACTCTTCCAAGAATTGGATTTGAGATTGGTACGATTGCATACGACAGTACTAGGAAACTCAATAAAATACAAAAAGTAAAGAAAGCAGGTTCGGCAGGAAACAAGGTAGACACACAATATATGCCTGTTCCCTACAATATTGATTTTGAACTTTATGCAATGGCTAAGAATAGTGATGATGCTCTTCAGATAGTAGAACAGATTCTACCATACTTTCAACCAGAGTATACCATCACAATTAATGATGTAGTACAGATGAGTAATAAAAGGGATGTTCCTATTATTCTCACAAGTATCGCATACGAAGATAATTATGAAGGTGAATTTACAGAACGTAGAGCTATCATTTATACTTTGTCTTTCACTGCAAAGGCATATCTCTACGGACCAGTTGTTTCTGGACAAGTTATTACTAAGGTACAAGTTGACCAGTTTAGTGATTCTGCATCAGCTGCACCTAAGAGAGAACAGAGATACACAGTTACTCCTGACCCTGTTACAGCTGATATGGATGATGATTTTGGATTCAATGAAACATCCTCATTCTTTACGGATGCAAAAACATTTAACCCAACTACGGGTCAAGACGAATAGGTAAACTATGGCATTACAAACAATAGGACTAGGTTCATCTGCAAATGATGGTAGTGGAGATACTTTAAGAGCTGCAGGAACCAAGATAAACGCAAATACTGGTGAAATCTATGCAAGATTCGGGTCTGGGTCTAGTAATGGTGCAACTCTGGAAACTGCAACATCTGCCAATATTTTGGTTGGAAACGGAACTAAATTTGCAAGCGTAGCAACGAGTGGAGATTTCAATATCTCAAGTGCTGGTGCAATTAATGTAAGAACAACTGATTCAGGTATAAGTAAAATTACGATACCATCTGGTTCAGCTCCAGGCTCTACTGCAAATACTCTGTACAATATTGGAGGTGCATTATACTTTAATGGTGCAGTTGTTGGTTCTGGAAACGTAACAGGTATGACTGCATTTTCAGTTAATTCAAATGGAGCAGGATCTGCCTCAAGTTCAATCACTCAAGGTAATACTTTAAATTTAAATGGTGGTACAGGTATCACCGCCGTATCTGCAAATAACGATGTAGTAACATTTTCCATTGATAATACAGTAGTCGCAACTCTGACAGGAACTCAGACACTCACAAATAAGTCTCTGACTGCACCTACACTTACTGGTTCTTCAAGTGCAGCTGGTTCGATACTTTTCAGAGAAGATACAGATAACGGAACTAATGCAGTAACTTTGATTGGTCCTGCTGCCACAGCTGATGTTACAATTACACTTCCTGCATCTGCTGGAACAGTGGCACTTACAAGTGATATTACTGTTACTGCAAGTTCAACAAATACTTTTACTAATAAGACAATTGATGCAAATGGTACAGGTAACTCTATCACAAACCTAGAAGTTGCTGACTTTGCAGCGGCATCGGTAGTAACTCAGAGTGAAGGTATTGGGTCAAACAATAACGACACAACGATTCCAACATCAGCTGCAGTAAAAGCGTATGCAGATTCAGTTGGAGGTAGTTCACTTACTGTACAGGAAGAAGGTTCTTCTTTATCAACCGCAGCCACTACACTTAACTTTGTAGGAGCTGGGGTTACCGCTACTGGTTCGGGTGCAACCAAGACAATAACAGTAGGATCTGGAGTATCTACTTTAGTTGATTTGACTGATACTGCAATTTCAAGTGCAGCTGCAGGAAATATATTATTACACGATGGGTCAGACAGTTTTGACAACAAAGTTGTAAAATCAAATGATATAACTTTAGCACATACAACTGCACTCGCAATACCTATGGGTGGATTTACGTTTGGTCCAATTTCAGCTAGTGGTACAGACCATTATGTTTTTGCAAACTATACAAGTGGAGGTGCAGATTCAAACGACCCTCATCTTTACTTGCTTTCGGACATGGCTTATATATTTGACCTGAGTGGTCTTGGTGGAGCTCATCCTTTTCAAATTGAATCTGGCGGGTCTGCATTGACAACATCAAATGGTGCAGATGGGTTGATACATATTGCTACAAATGGAACAGTATCAACTGGAACATCAGCAAATGCAAAAACTTCTGGGTTATTAATCTGGAAAGTACCACACTTTACAGGAGCAAGTACAGGAACTTATACTTATCAATGTACGTCCCATACTAATATGCAAGGAAGTATTACTATAAAAACCTTGGAAACATTATCATGATATGGAAACTCTTGACCAAATTCTAGGTATTGCTGAAAATGCAGTCACAACAACTCAACCAACTGCCCCAGCAATACCCAGACCTCAAACTACGGATGAGGATGAGGATGATTTCAAATACAGTAGAGAAAACCTCTACCACATTATTGAAAGGGGGCAAGATGCCCTTGAAGGTGTACTCAAAGTAGCTCAGGAAACAGACCATCCCAGAGCATATGAGGTTGCAGGACAATTGTTAAAAACCAATGCTGACAATGCAGAGAAGTTGGTCAATTTACAGACAACCAAAAAGAAAGTTAGAGAAGAATCTGGACCTAAAAATGTCACTAATGCATTGTTCGTAGGTTCTACTACTGAACTTCAGAAACTCATAAAGGGAAAATGAGCGTAGGTTTTTTAAAAGAACAAAGTATCCAAATTGCAAGAGGTCTTGTAAAGGGTGTATATTCTGTCAATAAATTCGGATATAATTCGGATGTTCCTTCAAATGCATTTGAAACAGTATGGGATGGGTCAAATCTTTACACATACGTTTCTACGCCAGGAGTTGCAACTGTAACTTCTACTGATACGTCAGATGATAATGGCGGAACAGTTCAGGTTTTTGGTCTTGATAATAATTATAATCTCGTTGATGAAACATTGACCATAGGTGGGGCCGCTGGTTCTGTCACATTCAAGAGAGTGTTTCGTGCAGTTATGTTGACTGCAAACACAGGAACTACAAATGAAGGAACAATAACAGTTACAGTTGATAGTGTAGCTGTTGCAAAAATAGTTCCAGGCAAAGGACAAACTCTCATGGCAATTTATACAATACCAGCAAACAAGAGAGGGTATTTAGTACAACTTGACGTAGGAAGTAAAAAAGATTCAGAACACGAAATAGAATTGGTTGTGAGAAATGGTGTTTCTGGAAATGTATGGCAAACAAAATCATTCATTACAGTTCGTGGTGGTTTTTTTGAAAAGAATTATGCATTACCTATAGAAATTCTTGAAAAACATGATATTGAAATAAGAGCTAAAGCAAGTTCAACAAGTGCCTTAAGTGCAGGATTTGAACTTATGGTTGTTGACCATCCCATAGGATAATATATGAAAACATTCAAGCAATTTACAGAAAAACCTTGTTGTGATGATTGTTACGACCATC